TTCAGCCGAATCCAGTTTGTAATGCCAGATAGAAATGTGAGGAGCTTGGTAATCGCCCTTGAGGATGCTGGCGAGTTCCATCTTGACGGTGTCGCCGGACCCGTTTCGAACGGTTCCTTCAGAGCTGATCGCGACGATCAGATAGTCCTCGTGCTTCGAAGCACCTTGCTCGATGGCGCCGATAACATCCTCGCGGATGTCTCCTGAAAGCCACTCATCGACCGTTGCGATTCGAGGACGAAGTCCCTGAAGTTTTCCGATGGCCATCGGACGGACCTCGAGAAGACTTCCGGTCAGGAAGTTCTCAATGCCCTTCTTGGTAGCCGCCAACTTCTGTCGAAGAAAACGGTTGCCGGTGGTGTTCTGCATCGAGCCCTCTGTCAAGAACTTGAACAGAGGTCCGCGAGAACGAGTGATTGCCGTACGGAACGGCGACATCACCTCGTCGGCTTGCTTCATGGTGGGAGCAGTCGTGATCTGGTGAGTCGTCGAAGTGTCGACATTCAAGAAATACGCCTGGATCATTTCGGCGTACATCGACTTCGCTGCGCCACGCGCGACGATCAAATACTGCTTTGTCGTCAGGCGCTTCTTGATGGTCTTGGTGACGTAGGTGCCGCCGTGGTTCTCGGGTGTCGGGACGTAAACCTGACGGTCAACGAAGTAGTACCACCCGAAAATCTGCTCACCCCACAGCTTGAATGTGGGGAGCATGTGCAGATCGCTACCATCGGTCAGTGTGAGCTCGGCCTCGCAGAACTTGATCCATCCTTCGACCGCGAGGTCGTCGTAGTAGATGTTCGGGTTGGCGATGAGCTCGTCGATGCGGTTCATCTCCATGGAAATTTCCCGGTTCACCGGAATTTCTCCGCGGAGTACCGCGTTACGGAACTGTCCGTAATACCTCGGTGTTGCCGTATTCGACAGGCCCATCGCCAACCCTCCCCTCTACTGCTAGCTCCAGCGCCAACCGCGCATTTGGATCACCTCCTCTCTAGTCGAGACGGAAGGTCATGCTTTCTCCGCCCCAGGCGACGTAGATCCGGTCAAAGTAGAGATGCGTGGGCAACTCACCTCGAGCGGAACCCGCCGGACCGATGGTCGCATGTGGGGAGAACGGATGCTCGCTCACATCCCAGTCGTTCACGAGTTCTCGAGCTGCGGTCAGGCGCGGCGGCTCGCTTAGACGCAAGACATCGACCTTTTCGTCTCTTCCGAACTCTTCGACACCGATGACGTCGAGGAACAAGGCACCGGAAACACGTCCGGCAGTGATGGCGTCCTTGGCCAGCGAGTTGAACGCCGCCAGAGCCACCTGTTCGGTCGTGCCGCAGTACACCAGGGTCATGTGTGGAAGATCCTGCTTGCACCACGAACCATCGACGGGAAGATACGCGATCATGACACCGTTGTTCATGCGCCAGACCTCTACTTTCCGCCGACAGGCATCTTGCTCAAGTCATCGAGCAGATCCTCGACGATCTTCTTGCCCTTCCCCGTGCTGCCGGCTGAGAGCCGGGCGTACTGCTGCTCGAGGTTCATGCGAGCGACCAAGTCCTGGAGCTCCTTGTTGGAGAGGGAGTCGGTCGTGCTCTTCTTCGCCTTCTGACGAGTTCCCGCAACGCGGATCGCGTCCTCGGAGGCGCTCTGCCGCTTGCCGCCGTACGTCTTGACGCGCTTTCCGGGGCGCGTCTTGACCGTGATAGCGGTGGGTTCCCGGCGAGTGCCCCACTTCATGCCCTTGACGCCGTAGTGCGCGAGCTCGTCTTCCTCGAGAGCAGACTGCTCCATCGTGTCATCGGGATCGACTCTCGAGATATGACCCTGAGCGTCGTAGGTAACCTTCACGACGGAGCCGTCGAGGCTCTCGTACAGGTCATCCAGCGCATCGTGCTTGACGTCGCCGACTTCGATGGTCCAGTCGCCGCCATCGAGCTCGATCATGTTCAACTTCCGGGTGCCGGAGGCGTTGGTGCCGATCTCAGCGACCGCCTTCTCGACGTTCTTGAGATACGCGTCCTGCTGCTCCTTGTAGTACTTCTGACGGAGCGGCGAGTCGCGCTTGAAGTCAGCGTTCTTGTACTCCGGCTTGTTGTTGATCCGGTCGACGTCGTGAGCGTTGGTCTCGGCAGCGGCCTTGTTGTGGATGTCGATGTAGGTGCCGAGATTTGCCTTCTTCTCGAACTTCTTGTCGAGCTTGGCGATCTTCTTGGGCGCCACTTGCTCGCCCTCGTGACCGGCGTCCTTGCGGACACCCCACTTCATGCCCTTGACCCCGTGATGCGAGAGCACGTCGAGGTCGGGCTTCCCTGTGTCGATCATCAAACCTCCTCTCCGATCGGCAGGGGCGCTGGTGCCGGCATGGTCGAGTTCTCATGGTGCAAGTTCAGCCGCCACTCAGCCTCGGAGATGAGGTTCTTCAACGAGTCGAGGTGGAAGGACGTCCCCGGCGGGTCGAAGAGGAGCCGCACCTTCATGTAGATCAGCGTCTTGGCCGAGTTGAGGCGTGGGTCGCTTCCAAGGAAGGTGTCCCACGTGGCCTCATCGTCCTCGATCATGAACCCGCCGGCTGGTCCGATCCCGAGTTGCTCCAGAGTGGTCATCACGGAGTTGATGTGCATGATGATCTCAGGATCGAACGCCGTCACGCTCTCGGGAACGCTGAGGGCTTTCTTGATGCTCTTGAGGATGCTCTGTTCCACGTGGTTCACCTCCCTTGAACGCTCCCATTTTGGCCGACGAACTCAGGCGAGCCGGTTGACCTCGGCCTGGATCGCGGCGTAGTTGTAGCCGGCCTGGGTGAGCCGACGCTGACGCTCCGGACCGTTGCCCCACTGGCCGGCGATGACCTGACGGGCGAGCGCGGTGTTGCTGGGCCGCACTGCTCCGCCGCCACCTCCACCAGCGAGCGCGTTGACGGCGTTCTGCACCTCGGCCGAGTTGTAGCCAGCCGTCTGCAGGCGCTGACTGCGCTGCGGGTTGTTGCCCCACTCGCCGGCGAGCACCTCGCGCGCGATCGTGTCCACCGACTTGCGAGCGGGACTGCCCGCGCCGGCACGACGGTTGACCTCGGCCTGGACGGCGTCGTAGTTCTGACCGGTGAGCGCGACACGACGACGACGCTCGTCACCGTTCCCGAACTCGCCGGCCAGGACGGCCGCGACGACCTGCTCGAACGACGGCCCGGCAGGAGCCGGAGCGGCGCCACCACCGAGACGACGGTTGACCTCCGCCCTGACGGCCTCGTAGTTCTGACCGGTGGCATTGACCGCGGCGACACGAGCATCACCGTTGCCGTACTGCCCCGCGATCACGCCGACGACGACCTGCTCGAAGTTGAGACCGCCCGACGGCGCGGGAGCCGGAGCCGGAGCAGCACCCTGACCCGCGAAGAAGTCGTACCAGCGCTGGGTCTCGGCCAGCATCGTGTCGAACACCGACAGGATGTAGGGGCCGGCGCAGAGCGTGGCCTTCCAGTCCCGGTGCATCTTGACGCTGGCGCGCGACGGCCGGAAGCCGAACGCACGGGCGTGGATCCAGCCGGCGACGCGGCACGCTTCACGCCACGTGACCTCGGCGACCTGCCAGTTCGGCTCGAGCGTGGCGTTGGCCATCTCGATGCTGACCGTCTCCTGGTTGCCCTTGGTCGTTCCGGTCGCCCAGGCGTACTCGGTGAGGTTGACGTACTGCCCCAACGCGCCCTGGCCGTCGACGTCGAAGTGCGCCGATGCGGGACGCGTCTTCCAGACGTCGAGGACACCCTGCAGGGACAGCCGGCCACCGTTGTGGTGGAAGGTGACCGAGAGCTTGCGGTGCTGCGTGTGGGTCACGTGACCCGTGGCGTTCAGACCCGCGATGAAGTCGCGGACCGGCTTGTCGTAGGCGATGACACCCATCAGGACTGCTCCTCCTTGGTCTCGGCATCCGGGAGCTCGACGCCTTCGGTGGCGAACGACTCCCAATTTGCCTTGGGGATCCGACCGGTGCCCTTGCCGTCGTCGGTCTTGCGCTCGAGCGCGGCCGGCACGTCCTCCTCGTCGACCGCGTCAGCGGTCTCGATGGGTTCGAACTCGGTCGGCTCCTGCTGCTCCTGCGTCTCGTCGGACATCAGCTCTCCTCGGTGGCGTCGGCGGTGATGGTCGGCTCGATGGTCTGCGTCGGGTCGGTCGTCACCGGGGTGGCCGCGGACTCGGTGGTCGGCTCGGCCGTCTCCGGCTCCACCGTCTGACTCGGAGCGGTCGTCACCGGGGTGGCGGCCTGGGACTCGTTCTCGGTCACGTGTTCTCCTTGCTGTCGAGCGCCGCCAACTTGGCGATCGCCTTGTGCGCGAACATCGAGGCCGTTTCCAGCTCGGTGAACGCGACGGACTTCTCCCGGCCGTCGGGCAAGACCTCGTCGAGGTACTCGGCGTACTGCATGGTGCGGAGTCGTAGCTCCGTGTGCTTGGGCAGCGTGGCCTCAGCACCTTCGACGGTCGCCTTGTGGAAACCGAATCGGTTCTGGATCTCTTCCTGGCCGATCGCCATCACTATCTCCTGCTCCATAGTTGGGTGTCGCCAGGCCTACGTTCCTGGAGAGGCTGAGCGAGCTTACGCTCGTCTCCGTAGTGAATGGCGTTGTGGGTTGCATGAGAAACGCTGATGAGAAACTCGGGGTTGAGAGCATCGTCTTCGTTGTGCAACAGATCGGCAAGCGACAGCGGATTCATGTGGTGGATGATGACACGATCGCGGATCTCGTGTCCGTCCACTCCTAGGTCGCAGCCGTTGTCCCTGACGATTATGTGATCACGAAGCTGACGCCACTGACGACCGGTGTAAAACTCCTGATTCACCCAGCGGTCATAGCCGAACGTCGAACGTCCGACTCGTCCACCGATGGCAAGGTAGCGATACCGGTCTTCGAACGTTCTCATTCGGATCAGCTCCGAATACGTCCTAGTAGTCACCGGCGTCGCCTTGCTCCTCAGTCGGTCCGTGACCCGAGTACTCACGAAACGCTTCAAGCGCCTTCTCGATGAGCACGCCCATGTTCTCTTGAGAAGCCATCAGCTGCTTCTTGGCTTCCATGAGCTCGACCTCTTGAGCAATACGCCTCTGCTCGAGGTACTCTCGAGAAGAACCCATCTTCAGGAAGTGCGTTGTCACCTGAGAGGAGGCGGTCCCGTCTCGGAACTGCTTCTCAGCCAGGTTATAGGCCAGGTTGACGAGCTCATGCTCCCGACCTTCAGGAGTTGTCGCAGATCTACGGGGAGTCTTGCCTGGTTCTCCTGGAGTTACTTGACGACTCGCCACAGATTTGCCTCCTTCCGGATGAGTTTTGTGGGGACGCAAACGGCCTGTTTCATCCGGTGGCTGTCAATTAAGTCTCAGCGATGACGCGCTGGACTCCCCGAACCCAACCCAGGAAACCGGAATGCATGTGCAAAAAAACTCCCCCGGGGAATTTTTGCGG